GCTTTAGCCTGTGCCGATGTTGCATCAGCTACAGCTTGATCTGCTTTTGCTGCGGCTTCTTTTAATTTTGAAGGCTGTAATGCTTCTTCACGATTAGTAGAAAGTGCCTTGTCTGCCGCTTCAAGAAACTTAGTGCCTTCAGGCAGTCTTGCCATATAGAGACCAATGGTTGCTTGCGCCCCTGTTGGATTTAAATCAATCAGTTGAATTGATGCTTCTGCAGCTTTGGCATCAGCTTCACGACCACTGTTGCGGTAAGCCGTGGCTTGGTCTCTAAGCATTTGTTTTGCAATATCAAGTTGTCCTGATTTAACGGCTGAATAAACTTGACCACCCAATTTCAAATCGCCTTCTTGCATTGCTTTTGTTTTTCTTTCAAAACCCTGCGTTACGATTGCCGCTTGATCTTTTGGCAAAAAAGCCGCAACACGCTCATAATCTGCGGCTGTTGCATTGGGGTTTTTGTATAAATTTGCAAGTTCAACCTGTTGTAGTTGCGCTTGCGCTAATGCCTTGTTTTCAAGTTCACGCTTTTGTTGTGCTGCTTGAACAGTTGCCACATCTGCACCAAGTTTAAAACCGCCAATAGCAGCCTCAAACGGACTCTGCACATCTACAGCGTAGTTAATTGGGCCTTGTAATGGGTTGATAGTTGCCATGATTTAATCTTTTAGAACGGATTAGTATTAGGGCCAAGTGGGACTCTTGAGCCACCCGAACCGCTCTGAAAACCAAATATTTGCGCAGGCAGATTAAATAACTGACCGTAGGCCTTGGCTTCACCAAGCGAACCACCAGCTAGGGCTGCACCTTGGTTAGCCAATAAGTTGGAAATATTCGTAGCTGATGTTCCAGTAATATTGCCAATATTTGCGCCTGTTGTAATACCCTGTGCGCCAACATTAGCAGCAGAAGATTGACCAACTTTTAATAAGTTTGCTTGCGTCTCTCGACCAATATCACTGAAACCACCAAGTCTGCCATACTGACGTTCAATTTCTTGTTGAAGCATTTGAGGTCTAAATTGAGACAATGCAGCTTGGATATTTCCACCTCTCAACCCGCCCGTTGCTGATGCTCTTTGCAATAAAGCCTCTTCACCAGCTTGCACAGATGCTTGAAAACCACCACCCTGTTCAATTTGTGCAATCGCTTGTCTTTGTCTTTCAGGGCCAAGTAAACCAGCTATTGCCTGTTGTTGCTCAAACGCTGCTGGCCCCGCTTGTGCATAGCCTTTAATTCCTTCTATAGCCGGTATCCCAACATCTACATAGGGTTTTAATATAGCTTGCAGTGCATCAAATTGCCTGCGCTGTTCTTCAATAGAAAGTTTGGCTGCAGCAGCCTGTTGTTCAATCCCAGCTTGACTTGCGCCAGCTTGAATGCTTGCGGCTTCAGTCGCTGCATCAGCTTGCATACTGCTGGCTAAAAAACCACCGCCTACAGTTAGGGCTGTTATCGGATCAGGCATTGCCAAACTCCTTCATGTAATCTTCAAAAGTTTCGCCATACAAAGCCATCACATGATGACCGTGTAGTGTGGCAAAACCAGCACCATGCACAAGCGAAACGGCCATCAAAATCAAATCGTAATAACCAGCACGCCATATAAATGATTTGGCATCTGCCTTGCCCTCACGCTCTGCCGTATCTGAGGCTTGCCACTTGAGAATCATTGTCGCCAGCAAAGGGGTTAAATGGTGGCTATTTGCGATAAAAAATGCGTTCTGATGCATACCCACCAGCGTATTCCAAATTGTCGCATTCAGGTCTTTGCGTTCTACTGGGTCACCATCCGCTACATCATCAAATACTTGGATTGCGTCATACACCATCAACAGCCATTCAATGGCTGGCTGGGGCAGCATAAAAACCTTTGTCAGGTTCTCTCGCAGTCCATTGGTCATGCACAACTCCTATATAGGGCAGGCCGCTGGATGCCATAACTCAGCGGATTGATTTTCGCACAAATTGACAAAAGGTCAATATTCTTCTTCTTCTTCATCTTCCCAAGCCTGACAAACCCGCATATCGTTGCAGATAAAGTTCAGCTTTTCGCAATGCCCACGATACCCATATCCCGTGTCATACCCAGCCATCGGGATTCGCTCAATCCTGACTTGGGTCATCAAGCTGTTGTCGTAGTAGCCACAGTTCGAGCAATGCTTGCGCCTTGCGTCCTTTGCGTCACACTGCATGGCCTCTGCCAGTGAGTCATAAAACTCAGGGTTTGCCTTTGGGTCGTTGCTGGGTTCTTCAGGTCCATAGTGCCAATCTTTCACCGCAATCAGGAAATTGGCTTTATTCTCAGCAACGGTTAAAAACTCTTCTTCGCTTGGCAAGCCCATGAAACCCTTGGGCATCATCATAAAATCTTTCATTTTCTACTCCTTAAGAAATTTCTCTGCCTGATGCTCGAATGGTCAAGGATGTTGCCGCCCCTGCAAGCGTGGATATAAAACCACTAGCCTCTAATGCTTGCCCCACCAACTCAGGACAGGTGTAGGTCTCATCGGGCACGATGGTTCGCGCATCAATAATCAGGTTCGATGCCCCTGCTGACCCAGACGCAGTGACCAAATTGCAACTAAAAGTCACATTGTTGCCGCTGGTGTTAGTCACAGTGAACTTGTCAATAATTGCCTTGACATTTGTTGCTGTGTATTGAGTGGTCTGTGCGTTTTCTGCCTGTTTCGCAGGGATAAGTACTTTTACTGTTACGGTCATAGGACACCTTCTATGTTGTTGTTTACTGTAAGAATTATGGACGGGATTGCAGGGACTGGTGCGGTTGCTGGAACGGCTAAAACTTCAACGCTTAAATCAGTGACTGAAAACATTACCTCAACATAGTCGTTAGCTTTTAAATCTAAAAATAAATTGTAGGCTGAGAAAATCTCGGCGTTGTTTCCCTGAATACGGATAAACCCTGCACTGTTGGCAATATTTACACCGTTCAACCTGAACCAAATGTAGAACTCCGCAGTGCCGCCTGATGTTTTATCTATTTGAAAGCTGAGAGCAAAGTTGTATAAACCCTCGCTATCGACCACAATTCTTGATGTAGGGCTACCAATAAATACTCCATTGCTTAAGTCAGTCGTGTTGAATGTGATTGCTGTTGCGGTGTTGATGACTGTTGCCGTTTGTGTGGTGGTGTCAAAAAACGACCCATACCTTGCCCGTTTGAACTCTCTAGGCGGCGGGGTCATCTGCAAACCATCAACTGCTTTATTCAACTTGTCCACCAGTGCCAAAGCCTGATTTGCTTTGCTTTCAGCTAATGCCACCGTCACTGCCGTTTCTTGCGCCAGCAATGCAATCCTGTCTAGTGCGTCTTGTGCCTTTGCCCCTAATGCCGCATCATTAACTTCAGTCTCTTGCGCCAAAGCAATAATCTGCGCCAATGCATCATTTGCTGTTGACTGGGCTGTTCCTGCGGCAATATTTATCTCAACCACCACATCAGGCGCAATCGCATCCACAGTCGCAAACAATAACTCAAACTGCCTGATTTGTTGTTGGTCAGTCAGGAATGTGGCAAGCTGGTCTCGCGTCAGATTCAGCTTACGAGAAACTGGTGCGGTTGCCATCAGTACGCCAATGCTTCTATTTGTGCTTCAAGTCTTACATAAGACACATGGGCATCACTGTCGCCACGGAAACGCTGTATGCGCCAGTTCCTCATATGACCCTGCTGAAACCATGCAAGGCGCTTCTTGGTGTTGCCAATCGTGCCAACCGAAATAAACTTTTCTTGGCTGTATGCTTTGCCATCCAGCGAGTAACTGGTGCTGATTTGTGGATTCTTGCCAAGCGCAATACTGCCAGTCAAGCTGACCAGTTCCATCTCGTTGAATATTGCCCCGTTGCTTTCGTTGTAAACAATCAGTGTGCCGAACTCCCAGTAGACTTGCTGCCCCCAGTGATGGCCTGTGTCCTGCACCAAGTAGCCGATGTTTGTACTTTGCGGGTCACCTACCATCCACTTGTCATATACCCAAACCATGTTTCTAGCACGATATTGTGCAAGACCCACCAAGGTGCTTACCAAAGTAAACCACACAGGTGTTTGCAAAGCCTCGGATGCAGATGCGTCATAAACCAAAGTTTGGTCAGGCAGATGCACATAAAGATGCTGGTGGTTCTTGTCGTTTCTGGCTTCCAAATTCACCAAAGACAATTCCGCCTCTGTGTATTCCAAAAGGATGTTATCAATTTCTTGGGTGCTGACTTTTTGATTTGTTGCCGCTGCCCCAATGTAGACACCTGGGGCTTCGTTACGCCCACTGCCTAGAAAAGCAATGCGCTCAATAAACACACAGCAAGCCTGTGTACCAACCACGCCCTTTTGCAACTGTGCGCCATCAATTCTGGCAAATGGGAATAACTCCCCGCCCACGTTATCAAATACCTCGACTGTGTTTCTGTTCAGCGCATAGACCTCGTTTCGCAGTTTTAGCAAAGCCACCACAGGGTCAGGGTCAACCTCTGAACTTCCATACTTCAGCGGATTCACAGCCAAAGGGTTGGATAACTCAGTGACAATCAAAAACTCACCATCAGTGGTCATGAAGTAACCATCCACCCAGCAGAAATCAAGCACCGTGCCCAGGTCAGGGTCTGTGACTTGCGTCAATGTTGTGCCATTCCAGTAATAAAGTCGCCCACCAGATGCAATCGCCAGTTGGTCAAAGCTGTAATCAAAGGTCACCAGTTGATCTGTTGGACCACCAACATCACCCAATGTGGTCACTGTACCTGCGCTGTTTATCTCGACCAGCTTTGTACCCATCACCCGATACAAACTGCCCTGCCAGTTGATGCCGCCACGGTCAATGCCTGGGCCTGTGCCGTTAGACACAATGCCATCTCCAGGCCGCAGAAACCCATTGCTGATGCCTGATTGTTTTGGCACAGGCACTAAATTGACTGGGTACGATGTCCGCAGTTCTGGAGTGTTGTCGGTGTAAATACCGTTCAGAATAGGTATTTGCATTTATTTCGCCTTGTTTCGGGCTGAAATTTTCTTTGCCTTGGCTTGTGCGTCTGCCTTTGAAGAAGCACCCCATGCCCTCAAACTTAATAGCAATCGTGTGGGTTCACCATCTTTGTATTCAGGGCCAGGATTGCCACCCATTCGAGCTAAGAACGATGCCCTGCGTGGATTGTCACCAGACTTGACTGGAGGCTTTAGATTCATGCCTTCAGCTTTGGCGGCGGCACGACCTTTGGCGTTCAAACCACCCTTTGGGTTCTGACCTTCTTTGCGTGCATAGACTGGGGTTTTCATCTAAACCCCTTGATCTTTTCAGCAATCTTTTTGGGTTGCTTGGCAAACTGCTTTCCAGCTTTTGTTGCCTCACGCTTTGCCCTTGTGGTTGCCGCATACTCAGCCGCTGTCAGGGCTTTGATGGCCTTTTCAGGCAAATACCTTTCGCCTGTTTCAGATGATGGTTTACCAGATTTGGTGCGCCAGTTTTGGCTTGACCAATCTTTGAGGCTTTTCTGCGGGGCTTTCATTTATAACCGCCACCCTTTTTCTTGTACTCCACCGCCAGCAATTGGGCTTTTCTAGCTGACCATTCGCCTGGGTCACCGCCCTTTGTCCCAGCCTTAATTTGTTCAAACAAGGCTTTTCGCATGGTTGGCTTCGTGTAGTTACCAGCCGCATTGACAGATGACTTAGGCTTGGTTGCCATCACGCAACCACCGCACCACGGAATCCAACAACCCACCAGTCAGAGCCAGCAAACTGAAGAGTTACCGAATCTCCAACCGCATTAAAAGTAATTGTGGTTCCGCTACCAAGATTGGTTGGGGTTAAAACACCAGTATCACCACCCGCTGCTTCCGCAACATAAATAATTGTCTTGAGTTGCCCTTGTGCGCCATCAGCAAGGGTCAGTGCATTGCCAGCACCAGTTGAAGTAAAAGCAGTGGCAAGACTTGTGATATTTACCGCACCTGCACCACTCAATGCTTGAACTGTTGCTGATGCACCAGTGCCACCATTTGCAACTGGCAAAGCACCAGTCACGCCAGTTGTTAGCGGCAACCCATTACAGTTTGTCAATGTTCCAGATGTTGGCGTTCCAAGAATTGGAGTGACCATTACCATGCTTGTAGATGTGCAAGCAGAAATGTTGCCACTTGTGACTGTGCCCAGCACGGGAGTGACAAAAGTTGGACTGGTGTTGAATACCAACAGACCCGTGCCAGTCTCATCGGTCATCGCCGCCCGTAGATTGGCACTGGATGGTGTTGTCAACCAAGACTGAATCCCTGCCGCATAAACAGTAGTTAAATTTATGTTGTACCAACTATTTGTTGGTTGATAAAATCTAATTGCTGTTCCAGTTCCTGCCCCAAGTGAATTTACAGCACCATAAATAGCAGTCGCACCATTTAGGGCAATCGTCAGTGAGGTGATCTCTTGTGTGGTGGTAATAAGCACCGTTGTGCCATCAGGTACACCAGTGTTCAAAGGCAAAGT